CACCTGAAGAATACCGCTTCAAGTATTCACAATGGCTCGCGTCTGACCCAGACGTTTCGCATAACGCGCGCCCGCTAGTTGCAGCTGCGTTCTCTGCAGAGCCAGGTTCACTAGAGCGCGAGCATGCATTCATGCGTTTAAGTGTTACTAAGGAAAACGTCCCTGGATACTTTAAGCTTGACCCAGCTCCAATCATTGCAGCTTTCTCACAGGGTAACTCTTCTGCTGCTCGTAGAGCTCGTGTAGCTTTACAGTGGCGCGACAAGAAAGGCCGCTGGGTTGAAATGGGACGCGGTGCAAACTTCCGCTACCGTATGGCAGGAGGCGGAGTAGGCTCTGCGTCTGGTGTTTATGTAGGTGTAAGTGTACCTAGGGCAGGAGAAAATCCACGCCCTGCAGGTCTTATCCAAGTTTCAGGAGATGCAAATCTCCCAGATGGTATCTATGCAGTTCAACCTCAAAACGTAGAGACATACTCTGCACGTATTCCAACTGAAGCTTTAGAAAAGGCTGGAGTAACTCCAGGCGCTGCACCAGATCAATCAATGGTAGGAATTCCTTCACAGGTTGATCTTATGTCTACTCGTCGCGATGCGCCAACAGGTTGGACAAAGCAAGACGAGAACACATTTACATCTGATGATAACTACACTGCAAAGGTAACGGACGGCGAGTATACTCTCTTCCGTCAAAAAGAAGACGGTTCACTTGGCGACAAGGTTGGAGAAGCTGCAAGCTGGGCTGATATAAACGATCTTGCTAATGGAGATCAGGCAGCGTACGATGCAGTTAAGGGCCAAGACTCTTCTGCGCAACAAGAACAAGTTAAAGCTCGCCTAGATGCTAGAACAGTGCACAACGCAGAGTTTGACAAGCTTGAAGAGCTTGTTAAGAGTGGCGTTGATCAAAATGGAAATACAGTTCCTGACGGCTGGGAAGGCGTTGTTAAGCCAGGTAGGGCAGCTGATATCCAGCGCAGAGCTATCGGCGCAGACATCGTATATGCTGAAGAAGGACTTCCTTCTATTCAGTATAGGAAAATAATTGCAGATGACAATGGAAACCCTGTCTTTGCTGAAGCAGAGTTCTACCGTGACGGAACATTTGCAGCCTATGACAAGAAGTATGACTCCTGGGCTGAAGCTGATGCAGATATCCCGCGTTGGATTAAGGCAGAAGAAGAAAACCGTGGTCGCTCGTTAGAGCCAATCGCGTCTGTTGATAATACACCAAATGAAGAGCCTCCAGCTCCTCCCTCAGGTGGAACACCTATAAAGCCAGTGTCTCCTTCTGATCCTTCTGCTCCTGGACTATTTTCTGATTTTGAAGTTCCAAATGGAGCTTTTAAGTTCAATACGGCAGACTACGACGTTCAAGGTCGTGTAGACGAGCGAAGCACAGACTTTACAGACGACCCAGAGCGTCTTGCAACTAAGTTCGCAGTTCAAGATCTTATCTCTGCGTTCTCTGAGGCAGTTATTGGAAACTCTTCTGACGCGGCTGTTGCCGATATTCTTAATGCAAACGTTGGTGATGACGACGAGCTAGACGCTCCATCAGAGGTTGACGTTGACACAGAGATTGCACAGGTCAACCTCGGTCGTCCGTCTGGTGCTGGTCAATTAGAGTTTAATGCAGGCGCAGAGTTCGTACCTGCAGAGTCATTGTTCAATGCTCTATGGCATGCAGGAGTCGACCCTAACCGTGTTCTTGCGAACGTATACGACTCTGTAACTGGAGACAACAAGAACCTAGCAAAGCTTATTGACGCGCAAGGCGGAACACCTTCTCCTGAGGAAGCAAAGCTTGTAGATGACATTACTGCTGAGATTCGTCAGATCAAAGATGCAACTCCAGACGATGAGCCTTCAATTGCAAACCAAAAGACAACGTCTGTTGTAAAGCTTCCAGGATCTCTTATAGAAAATCTTCCTATTGACTTTGAAAACCCTGACTATTACATCCCAGACCCAAGCGTGTACATTCCGTCTCAGCCAACGCCTGACGAAAATGGCTACACTGACAACGCGCCTGACATAGCTGCTGACTACGAGACATCAGATCTCATCATGCAGATGCTTGAAGGAATTACAGACGGCTCTGGCGCTGCGCTTCTAAACTTTGGTGATATTACAACCGAGGTTCCAGTAGAGGCAATCCGTGACGCACTTCAACTACAAGGTGTTAACACAAACGACATTCTTGTAGATCTAAAGCGTGAGTCAAACGATATGAGCGAGCCAAAGCCAGAGACACCGACTTTGCAAGCTCACTCGCAGATGATTAAGGATCTCATCGAGCAAACTGGAAACACGGTTGACGATGACACGGTTGACAAGATTCGTGATGTTATAGATGAAAAAGGATTGCTTGATTGGTCCGAGGCTAGCGATGAAGAGATTATTGAAGCAATCGCTGAAGTCGCAGGTCCTGCCATACTTGGTCGAGTAGCTCAAGAAGAGCCTGCAGATGCTTCACCTACTGTTGAAGAGCCTCTAGTTGACGCTCCTATTGACTCCCCAGCAGCTGAAACTCCACAGTTTGTCTATCCAGGTCCTCGTGAAGCTGGATATACTGCAAATAACACTGTTCTCGACTCTAACGGAGTAGCTGTTGGTGCTGGCGCTCGCGTGCAGGCACTATCTGATGGACGTGCAGGAACTATCTTAGCAGTGCAAAACATTGATACAAAATCTGGCCGTGATGCAGACTATGTTCGCGTTCGTTTTGATGATGGAAGCACGGCTGTTCGCTCTGCACGTCAAGTCTTTGGAATTGATGCTGGCGCTCCAGTAGAACAAGCACAAGGCCCAGGACAGTTACCTCCAGCTCGTCGTAACCCAGTTCCACAAGATCCTTCAGCTCGATTTAACGAGCCAGCCGCTTCAGGCACTCCAGTTATAGCAGGAGACGGAAGCATTTCTGGAGTTAAGTTAGTAGACACTCCAGCCGAGATTGCGGAGTTTGCTAACCCTGATGCAAAGCAATCTGACTACTCTGCCTGGGGTCTACGCGCTCCTGAAATCGCAAGAGCTGGCCGTGACAGAGCTACTATCGGCAACATCACAGATCTTATAGCAAAAGAAAAAGAAGCTAAAGCTATAGCAGAGTCTTCATCATCCTCTCCTGACGAGCGTGACCAAGCTTCTAGTGACCAAGCCGCGTTTCGAGCTCAGACTGACAACCTTATCAAAGACATTTTTGGAATTCGTGAAGGCGTGCAGTTTGGAAAAAATAACTACACTCTTGATAAGAGTGCTCGAGTCGGATACACTATCTATCCTTCAGGCGAGGCTGAAATCTCAGTAGCATTTAGAATTCTAAATGATCAAGGAGTTCAAATCGGAGAAGGCAGCCGTACTCTTAGAAGCACGAACAAGGAAAATCCAGACGGAACTAAATCTGCGTCATGGACAGTGTCAAACAATATTCTTAAAATTCCAAACACAAGAGACAAGAAGTCTGGTTTTGTTACAGCCTATAACAGATATATGGAAGATTGGTATATCGCAAATGGCTTTGACAGTGTAAAGGTCTATGCGGCTGGTGGAGGCGGATGGCAAGGTGGTTTTGTCTGGGCGCTTAACGGATTTAACTGGCAAGCCTCACAGGCAAGCGATGTTCCACGTATTCTTCGTAGCATGTCAAATAGAAGAGATGCTACAGATGAAGAAAAGCAGATCATTAAAAGAATGCAGGATCGTGTCGCAAAAGATAATCCAACTGGAGAATATAAAGTAGACACAGTTCCTACTCCTTTAGAGCTCGCGCTTATTGGTTGGTACCCTGGTGCGACTAACTGGGTAGGCAAGAAGCAAATGATTAGTATGAGCTGGTATGGGCAAAAACGTCTCAGCCCAGAAGCTATCGAGCAGCGTCAAGCTATTAACTATGACCAGTCCCGTAATGCACGTAAGCGCATAGAGGACAAGCTAAATCGGCCTGGCGTTAGCCGCGAACTTGTTCTAAAGGTCAACAGCAACGAGTTTGCAGATACAAATCCAGAGCTAGCTCCTTACATCGATCAGATTCGCGATGTACTAAGAAGTAACCGCTCATTGGCAGTTCTTTCTCCAGCAGCTAAGACAGCGCTTAACCGCTACACTGCAGGTCAGCTCCTTAAGGGCGAAGGACGAGATGCTACACTGCAGGATATCTTCAAGTTACGTATCGCGCTTGATGCAGAGTTTAAGGCTGATAATCCACTAGCTTCTTCAAAGGACTTTGGAGTTGGATCGCAGCTTCTAGATGTGTCAATTGAAGACGTTCGCAGAAATAATGTACCAGGTTTTACTGTAAAAGAACTTGGCGTCTTTGAATCTGGAGTCAATGACACCTATATGGTGACACACAATGATTCAGGTCAAGTGTTTTTTGTGAAGAAGGACTCGTACGCTACTCAGTTTGAAATTAGCGGTCCTGGCGCAGAGGTACAAGCAGACACAATGCTACGCGCTGCTGGTGTAAGTGCCGGGTATGAAACACGCGTCAGTAACGTCGACCCAGAGATTCTTGTTATGCAGCGCGCAGGAGCTGGCATTCCTCTGCTGAGTGAGCCAATGACCGCGCAGAATGCGCTTGGAAATCGTATGGCAATCAACATGCCTGACGGGACTACAATCAAGATTACTCCAGAAAACTTTATGGACCTTCTTCATACCCCTGAAGATGCCGTGCGCATTATGTTAGTAGATCTTATTATTAGCAACATGGACCGTCACAACAATAATCTTTTACTGGCGGTCGATGGCACCGACAAGACACGTATTCGCGCATTGCCCATTGACCATGCGCTGTCAACGTTTAGTCCTGACATTGAAGGAATGCAGTTTACCGTACAAGAGCTGTTTGACGGTGACAGCAATAAGATCTATGGAATGGCAATGCCTGTTTTGACTAAGCGTCTAAAGCAAGAAGAAATTCTTGATATCTTTAGAAACGAAGCTCGCGTAATGATGATGCAGCTAGACAATCCTGCTAATCTTCCTACGGGAAAAGAACTTGATCTCATCGTCAAGAACTTCGGAAGCCTCGACGCGTACCGCGCTAAAGTTCAAGAACGCATCGACTCTCTTCTAAAGCCAGGTGGCGAAGGATACGACATGTTCTTAAGAGTTCTTAACCCTAGATATTGGTCAAGAAACCGATAAGGAGAAAATACGAAATGATAAAGGTAATCCGCGCGTTTGACATGACTGACAACACTCATGCGTTTTCAATAGTAGCAACTGATAAAGGCTTTAAGTATATTTTCTCTAGCAGTAATGAGCTATTTGATCCAGGCAAGAGAGTTCAGCTTTTACTGGACACTGTTAAGAAGGATCGTAAGTCATATACTGTAGACGACTATCTTGATCTTTCACGCTTTAATCTTAGTAACTACTATTTCTCTGCTCCATTTGAAGAGCCTAGCGAGAAGATTGCTATCAAGAGCGAAAAGCTTAAGATGGAAAAAGATCAGGAAATTAGCAATGCGCTAGAAGAATCAAAGAAGTCCGTTGGCGTTGCGCTTAGATCTGTCGACATCGAGCAGGTGCTACTAGATTTTCCTGAGCTTCTTGATCAACTTTCATCTGAGGATGAAGAAATTGATATTACTGCGCCTGGAATGCTAGAGCTAGTATTCGCAGCTTTAGGCTCAGTTGATCCTAATGGACCTAATGCATGGCTGTTAGATTATATGGATGGCCAGACCGCCGATGGCGTAGTTGGCGATTTAGTATTTGACCCTCAGCCTACCGACGAGACAGGAAACAAGTAATATGGATATCGTAGGAAAGAATGGCTCACAGGTTCTTTTCTCTAACGAGAACTCCGGCGTCATTATTGACATCGAAGAAAACGTCGTAGTAGACTCTGGTCCGTTAACAGCTCTTGTCGCGTCAGCTTTATGGGATGCTTCTAGCGTAGAGATCGACGAGACTATCGCTGATCTTGCTCAGGCTGCATTGACTACACTTGACGTTGCGGTTGTTGCCGCGGCTGGTCGCATGTACACTATCCCTAAGGGCGCTCAAGAGGAAGCTAAGCGCGGTCTAGAGTGGCGTAAGGAATATAACCGTGGTGGAACATCTGTAGGAGTAAACTCCGCACGTACACTTGCGAAGGGTGGCCAAATTGGAATTGAAAAAGTTCGCCATATTGCTAAGTATTTTCCTCGCCATGAGATTGATAAGAAGGCGGAAGGCTATCAGCCAGGTGAGAAGGGCTTTCCTTCTCGTGGGCGTATTGCGTGGGCTCTCTGGGGCGGGGACACCGCGTGGCGTTGGGCGCGAGCAATCGTCGAGCGCGAAAACAAAAAAGCTTTAAGAGCTGACGGATATACAGACCAAGGCTACGAAGATGACCTTTACGACTACGCAACCGATACTACCTACAGCGCCGAGGTCGATGCGTTTAGGGAGGCTTCTGCGACAGAAATCGGAGCAGTTGAGTTTATTGCCCGTATGCTAATGGACGG